GGCAGAGCGGCCACGACGGCGGCGAGGTCGGTCTTCGCGGCGTTCACAGCGGTTTTGAGCGTGGCGGCGTCTGCCACCAGCTTGACGACCTCGGCGCGGGTTGCGGTGAGGTTCGCCACCAGCGCGACCACCTCGGTGCGGATCGCGGCCAAGTCGGTGAGCATATCGGAATTAACCCCCTCCCCGGCCTGGGCGGTCGGTTCGCCGGGGTCTTTAGCCGTAATGGCGGTGGGGGCGGTGGCGGTCAAAGTCTCGATTTTGGTCTGCGTCACCGAGGGAGCCGTGCCCGGGGTGATCGCGGTGAACTCGCCGATGTTGGTCGCGTTCAAAAACACCCGGCACTTGTTGTCAGCGGCGGCGGCAGAGGCGCGGCCGATGTAGGTGTTGTTAACCGCGGCAGTGCTGACGCGCTTGTTGCCCTCGTCCCAGAAAACCAGCGCGCCGGCCGCGATCTCGCCGGTGGACGCGAACTCAAAGATGCCGCCTGTCGCCAGTGCGCCCTTCTCGCCATCCGCGATGTCGCGCAATGCGACGCCGAAAAAGTCATTGCCGAGGGCGACAACGTCGCCGGCGGCCACGCCGGCCCCGCTGGGCGTGTAGTCAACAAACTCGCCTTGTTGGATGTAGGTTGCCATGATTTCTTTTCTCCTTTTTTGTGAGGGTTGCCCCGGCGGGTTAGGCCGGGGTGTTATTGGCTATCGGATTACACGTCCTGCTTGAAACCGCCCTTGGGATCTTGCAGCGCCACGCCCCAATCGAGGTACGCGCGGTACTGAATGCCGAGCGTGGAAAACTCGGTGGGGCTGGATTCGACGATGGGTGACTGGCGACCATTCAGGAACACGGCCTGGATCACAGCGCAGTCCATCGGGTCCGCCAGCAGATAGTAATTCGTAGCGGAGTAGCCCGTGAGGGTGGCGTCGGAGAGATACGGGCAGACGACTGGTTTGAACCGCCCGGCAAACGGATTGCTCACGGGCGCGACGCTCTTGGCGCTGGTGGACGCCAGGCCGCTGATACCCAGCACATTGTCGTTGTACAGCTGACGCGCCGTGGTCCCGATTGCGGTCGGAACCAGCAGGATCGCGGGCTTGATGCCCGTGATCTCGCCGTCGGCGGCCTTGATGGCGTAGAAACCCTGCTCGGCCTGTTCCAAGCCGGCGACGCTCAACGCGGTTGCGCTGGTCTGGACGTTGCCGTTGCCGCTGGAGAAAAAAGTCGAATTGTTGAGGAAAACGCCCCAAAACACGCGATTGAAGCTGTTGGCGCAGGCGCGACCAAACCGGAACGGCACGTCGGCGAGGGCGCCGAGGTCGTCGTTGATGATGTCCTGACGAGTCAGGCCCAGCATCTTGCCGTAGGTCTTGGCCTTATTGCTGTAGCTCTCGTCGCTCAGTTGCGCGTGTTTGAGCTCGCCGCCAGCACCGACCTCTTCGAAGCCGCCCAACATGTTGAGGCGGTAGGAATTTATCTGTTTGAAGTCGCTGACGCTGCCGATGGCCGCAATTTGCCGCCAGGACTGGTCAGCAAACGTGAAGCCTTGCAGCAGGCGCTTGTTGTACACGTCGGCCAGGATGCCGGTCAGGCTGACGTTCGAAAAATTCGCCTTGACGTGATTGATGGCGTCCTCGAGATTGCCCGCGTCGATGACGGTATCCCGGAAACCGTTCGCAAGCGCGGCCTCGAGCAGGAGTCGTTTCGGACCCATGCCGGAGCGGAAGCGCTTGCTGGCTGCCTCAACGGCGGGTTCGCTGACGCTGGCAATCACGTCTTTGCTTTCGATACCCGCCGACAACATCGCGGCGGCCTTGATGGTCGCGGCGTGGGTGGCGTGGTCGCCATTGATCATGATGTTTGGCAGGGCCGGCTTGCTCTCGCGCAGGGCCTTGATGATGGCCTGGTTGGCCTGTTCGCAGCTCCAGCCCTCGCCGAGGGCCTTGGCTTTGATCTCAGGGAAATCATTGCCGAACGCGGCCTCGATGTCGGCGACGCGCTTGGCCTCGATGGCACGCTGTTTGGCAAGCGCGGCCTCGACGGCGGCATTTACGTCCACGCTCGCGGCTGCTTGGACGGTCTGGGTTTCAGGCGTGGCCTGAGCGGTGCTTTTCTTCTCGTTTTCCATCTCGTTTTCTCCTTGTTTTGTGGTTGTCCAGCCCGCTGCGATGCGGATATGGGTGTCTGAGTCTGCTCCGATTGCTACCACGCTCACTTCACGCAGCTTTGCGCCGCGCACGATTGCCGCCGGGCCGGTGATCTCGCGGCCATTGACGGTTTCTTTTTCGCCGGCTTCGATCTCCTTGGTCGTGCCCACATCGGCGCCAATGCTGGCCTGCCAATCGTATTTGCGGCCCTCGTTGACAATACCGGCGCCAAGCGGCTTGTCGGTGTCGATCTCGCCGGAAAAGATGATGGCTTTGCCATCGTTGATGCAGTTGATCACGCCGAGCCGATACTCGGGCTCATAGCGGTGATTGTACATGAGCGGCGTCTGTGCGGCGATGGTGAGCGTGGAAAGGTCCACGACCAGCGGCAATCCTGACCACGTCTGCCCGAACGTGCCTCCTGAGTAGGCGACACCGGTGATCAGCGCGTCGGTGCGCGCGGTGGCCTCGGCCGCCAGGATGATTTTTGGTTGTTCGTTTTTTGCCATTATTCGTCCTCTGGTTCTGGTGGTGATTCTGGTTTAGCGGGTTGATTCTTCGCGTCTGGAAGTCCAAGCTCCTTGCGTCGCTGCCTCTCTCGCAGTTCCTCGGCAAGGCGCTGATCCTGCACGACCTCCCAGTCGAGCCCCTGTCTGGCGCACTCGATTGCCAGCGTCGTCGTGCCAGTCGCGAGGCGTTGCGCCTCGGCGTTGGCTTCTTTCACCGGGTCCACGTGGGCGCGACCATCCCAAAACCAAGTCATGGGGACATCGGTTTTGCGATAGATGGATTGCGGCCAGAACTCGCGCAGCCAATGATCCATGATGCTGGATAGCGCGATGGTCTCGATGCGCAGGCGCTCGATGGCCAAATGCTTGTCATAGGCTTGATAGTCGAGCCGGCCGCTGGCGTAGTTGTAGCCGGACGAGTCGCCGAGCGCGACGTTGCGCGGCAGGCTCAGGGCGCGTGCAACTTCGAGCTTCACCTGCAGGGCGAACTCGGTTTGGCTTTCGGTAGGGTTGTTGAGCTGGTGGCTTTGGAGTCGATACCCGCGCGGCAACGCGGCGAATGCGTCGCGGGGCAGGCTGAAGTTCTCGAACGGCTTGGCTTCGGCAAGACCATCCTCCTGGTCGATTTCCTCGGTCTGAATGACGCCGCTGATGTTTGCGGACGTTTCCATTTTCTTGACCATGGCAAGCGTGTAGCGCCGCAGAATCGCGATGTATGGCAGCGCGCTTGTCAGCTCAGGTACGCCGCGGTGCTGGCCGGGCCGGTCGGCGTTGTACAGGTGGATCACGCGGTCAGCCGGTACGCTTATCCCTCTCGCCCCAGTGTCGAGCCCGCCGGGGTGCGGCATGACGTTGTATCGCTTAGGATTTCCGTCGGCGTCGTAAGAGATGCCGTCGACCTCCGTCGCGGTTGGCTCGCCGTTGTAGTCGGCGCGGACGCAATCAGCCTCGATTAGCTGGAGGTCTAGCTTGATTTTGGTAGTCAGCTTGTTGTTGGTAATCAGGACCGCAAATGCCTCGCCGTCGCGTGCCTGCGCCATGCGCATGGTGTGGAGCTTCTGCGCCAGATGGATTGCTCGCGCCCATGCGGCAAAGTCGGCCTCGATGGCGTTGTTAAGTTTGCTCTTGTCGCTCAAAACCTGCAGGCGCGGGCCGGTGCCGATAATGTCATACGCCTGCGTCCTGACCATCCCGGCAATCCATGGGTTGTTGGCAGTTTCATAGCGCGAGCGCGACCGCAGCGTCGCCCGGACATTGGGCGAGGCTTCGGTGTCGGCGTCCCACGCGGTCGCCTGCGACCAATGCGCGGCGTTCTCGGCGGTCGTTTGTGCCGCGTCGTATTTTGCGACGACGGTGATCGTCCGCTTCTCGCGAGCCGGGAAGATTGCGCGGGTTATCTTGCTGACGATGCTCATACCGCACTGTTCCCCGTGGGTTTATAGACGCACAGTCGGGCGCCAGGCTTTTTGCCAGTCGCCGGTAGGGCTTTGAGCGCCTCCAGCACCTCGGATAGCTGGTGCTGGCTCACACTCTCCCCGTCCGCGCTGATGGACTTCGGGAGCGTCAGCCTTTCTTTTAGGATTTCCTGCGGTGTTTTCTCGGCCATTTTGCCTCCTGCTGGTGAGCTCGGTTTGCTGATTATACGCCGCGAGTTCCCAAATCGTTCTCAAAAATGAGAAAGCCCCGCTCCGATTTCTCGGAACGAGGCTTTACAGGGTTGGCTTTTAGGATGTTATGTGGTGGCTATTGTGGTATGTATGCGGGCAACGCGACCATCTTTTTTTCTTTTTTAACGCTGGTAGTGCCAACTTCCGTCAGCGCGACGCCGGCGACACTCGCCGCGACCACTGCGCCAGTTAGGCAGTCCCACCAGTGGTTATCCGGGTGTTGCGGGCGCGGCTGCCATACATCTACCACGCGACCCCGGCCCGCCGTCGGCGTGAAGTATTCCGCGCGCATGTGGCTGAAAAACGTCGCATGCTCGGTTGCGTCGTGGCCCCAAAACGTTAGGCTTCCAATGTCGCCGGTTGCAGTCTTGATCCGCTGCGCGACAAAGGTCTTCCAGTAGTTGGTATCGTATGCACAAAATCGAATACCCCGCTTCGCACCGTGACCAGACAGGTACCATTCCGTGCCAGGCTTTTCGCCTTTGACGGGCTTCCGCGCCGACAGCGGTCGGCCGCTTGCCAGGATTCCGCGCCCATGACACGGCGTGAGGATGTTCGCCATCTGGTTTTGACGGCAAAAACGATAGACGACGGGCGTCTCCGGCCCCCAGTTGGCGTCAATGTGACAGCGCGTAATGCGCAACGCGGCGCCGTCCTCGCGCTTGTAGTCGGTGGATAGGCACAGCGCGGTAAGGTCGGTCAACGCCGCGTAGATGCGGGCGCTGCGGCCCATGCCATTGTACTGCGTTACCATCGTGTAGCGCGCGTCGTCCATCGTGAAATCAGATGTTTTTTGGCGTGGCCAGGTGCCATAGTCGATGACAGCGCCGGTAAATTCGTTATCGAACGCCGCTACCACGTAAAACAGCAGCTTGTCATGGATATCGATGTACATCGTGACGTTGTCGCAGCCAAGTGGCACGCGGTTGCGTGGTAGGCCATTGAGCTTGTTCGACAGCAGCTCTGCCGTCAGCTGATCTGCCTCGTCGCTTTCGCTTTGCGGTTCGTTCTGGAATTCGCAATAGAACACCTTGCGGTTGGCAATGAGGATGTTCATTGCGCTCTGGACGGCGCTGATCTCGCCGGGCTCGTATCGAGCCGGCCACGTCGGCAGGGCTCCCGCGTCCATGGCCACGCGGTTTTGGCGGTAGAATTCGGTGGCGTCCTTGATGCTGCCAGCGTGCTCACGTTGTGACCGCGCCCACACCTCACGGTATTTGTCCCACAGGTCCATATCATCCGGCATGGCGTCC